ATAATTCACTATGCCAGTATAGCCCACAATATTCAATAGCAATATTTAATTCAGGTATCCAAATATCTAATTCGTAAGGTGTTATCTGTGTTCGGTCTCCCATCTTAGCCAAGGGATAATGTGTCTGTATCTGTTCAAAAATTTCTTTTTCAGCTTGGCTGTGATGGATATTCACTACTTGGCAATTGGGGCAAAAATCTTTTCGAAATTTTTTATCCTGCAAATTCTGCAGAGATTTTTCAAATTTGTAATCGCAATTTTGACACAGAAAAAACACAGTGGATCCATCGCGACCAGTAATACTAATTCCAATAGTGTCTAATTTTGGCTGATAGTTCTCAAGGGTCTGTTTTTTTTGTTTTTCTCTATGATCAGCCAGGGAATTTTTGATTTTTTGTTTTAGTTCTGGTGATTGTTTCCATCCTTGACGATGCGGTTTTGTTCCAGTTTCCGCGTTGACTCTGCGTGTGTTATTGGCTTTGGTTACCCATAGCTTGACCTGTTCTGGATGGTCCTGAGCGTATTGTTTTCTTTGTTGAGAAGTTTGTGATCTTTGATCAGCACTAAATGTTCTGCTGGATCTAACTAATTCTCCATTTTGATATTTCTGTTCTCTTTGTTCAAATGATTTCTTGAGTTTTTCTATGTGTTCAGCAGATAGTTTTTTTCCACGGCGATGAGTTTGTTTTTCCTTTATATACTTTTTCCAATCAAAATCCGGAGACCAGTTGAGACCATGTTGTTCACGATATTTGGTCACTGTGATTTTGTGTTTGGCCAGATGCTGGTAAGGAATAATGTTTTCAAATTCCTCACCACAAATTTTGCATGTAATTGGCATGTTGTTATTACTATCGCAAAGTTATTTAGCGTCTGATATCAGAATTCAAAAAAATAGCAGGGGTAAACCCCTGCTATCTTGTTTATGGTTTTATTGTCATTAGAGGCCAGCTTGGATATCACCAGTGTTCTTGATACGCACTGGGATGTACACAAACTCAACAGCCTTTACGGGCTCCACCGCTATGTCCACCCATAATTCATTTCTGTCAACCCTGTCTGGTGTGTTGTTGCTGCTATCACATACCACAGCATAATCGTATAATCCACGGTTCACTTTGACACTGTTCAGCTCTTTTTCAATCTGATTCTTGATTTCACGACGAGTGATTTCGTCATTGGGTTCAAAAATGTACTGACGAGCAATCAGGTCCAGCTGACGACGCAGGTAAACAATCAATCTGGCAACGTTTACACGATCCAGCGCACTGGTTGTGGCGCTGCGAGTCTTCTGGCCGTAAATTGTGATACCGCTGTCGCTCAGCACGCTGATGGGGTTCACTTTGCCATTGTACAACACATCTCTGAGGTTGTTGCTTACTGCAATGCTCTGGAACAGGCCAGTTGCTGAATCAATATAGCCAATTGCTGTTGCGTTATCCACAGTACCTCTGCGAGTTCCTGCAGGTGCAAACCATACATAACTCTTCTGATCACTGCGGATCATGCTACGCAGAACCATGTGGCTAGCAGGCACCACAGCATAGTTACCATCCAGGTCACGAGTGAAACCTGCAGGGTAGTAACCAGCCATGTATTCATAGTAGCTCACAAAGCCCTGTTCATTGTTGTCCACAGCCAGGTTCAGGTTACGTGACCAAGCATCCAGTGTGTTGCTGTCTGACTCCAGTCTGAGCGGACTGTCCACAATAATAAATGCCGTTTCCTTGCGGTTCACATTCAGTGTGGTCAATGTGCTGGTGAGTTCTGGATATCCAGGAGCACACATCAGGTTGAAGTTGCGAACTTCTTCCACAGCTTCTACACTGTTGCCTACAGAAGCGGCCATCTTGGCAGCAACTAAAGCTCTTTGAGCTCTGCGACCCATATAAGCAACACCATATTCATTGCTGCCGCTGGCGCTGACCCAGGCATTCAGGTATGCAGGAGGATTTTCATAACCAGCAAAATGATCCACCACAAACTGCTTGACGTTCATACCGCTTCTGCGAGTATTGAACAGCAGAATGCCTCTGGGATATTCTGCATAGCTAGGGCAATCAGGATCAGTATAGTCTTCATTCAACAGGTCAGCAATAGCTGGTTTGTCGTCAGTGATAATATCTTCTGTTCCGTCGATTCCCCAACGAGCATCAACAAAGATAATACCATCGCTACTGGTGCTGTCAGTGTTGTCAAGCAGAGTCCAGGTGCCCAATGCAGTGCTGTAACGATAGATTTTGGGGAAATCGTCAAAATTATCAGTGTTGATCCACAAATCACCACTGACCAGAGCAGTACCGTCACTCTGCAGGGTGGGCTCGCTTGCACTCACAATGGGACCTGCTGGGTCAGTGTTGGCCAGGTTGAAACCACGAGAATCAGTACCACCATTTAGGTAGCCTCTCCAACCAGTACCATCATTGATCATGATGTCATATTCAGTGGGTTCGTTATAGTACCAGTAGGTTCCGTCTGCAGGATCTGCACTGGGTTCATTGTCATCCACTGTGTAGGTGGGTTGCTGCCAATTGCTGACCCAGATTGCGCTGGCTGTAACGTCACTCAAACGAGCATTTACCGACGAAGTAGTAATTCCAGCATCTGCCAGCGGAGTACCACTCGTGTCCTTGAGTTCCAGTACACCACCCAATGCGTGAGTGATGGTGATTGCACCACTGGTTTCAATGCCAGCACTGACATTGGGAATGTTAGCACTGTTCAGTGAGGTTACAAAAGCCGCTGCATTGGTGCCACCTGCGATGGTTACTGTGGTAGGACCCTGTAAACTGGCATTACCAGCAACAGTATAGCTCACTGTGAAAGTTTCAGTGAGCACAAAGGAGGGGCTCACATTGCTACCAGTCACGCTGGTCACACCAGCTTTGCGATTGAACAGCTTGAATGTGAATGTGTCATTGGCATTGACATCACTCTGTATATAGGTTTTACCAGCAGTGATTGCCAAACCGCCACTGGTGGGATCCAGTGCATAGATTGCACTGGCGTCGTTGGGGTAAACTGGAGTAACCAACTCGGTCCAGGTCTCACTGGTGCTGTTGTAGCGTTTTACCACAAAGCTAGCACCATTGTTGGGACTGGTGGTCTTGAACCATACAGAGCCAGTGGGTCTGGGGTTGCTACCGTTAGTCAACCATGTACCTCCTGCAGGTGCCTGTGTATGCTTGCTGTCCACAAATGCTGGGCAATTGTAAGCCACGTTGGCGCTGATACCCAGGGTGGTTAGTGGAGTACCAGTGACATTCAGGAATGTCACATTGCCTGCATTGGCATTGCAATAAACACTGAGTTGCCCACTGACTGTGGCAGCAGCTTTGATATTGGATGCGTCCACTGCATTGATGTTGGCCACTGTGGTGGTTAGGTTAGCGCCCACAGTGACATTGGATCCATTGATGCTGAAAATATTACCAGTGATGGTGGCAATATTTGCAGTGGCAGTTCCAGTCACTGCTGGCCATCCCAGTTCCCAATCGCTGGAACCAACCTGGGCCCATTGTCCGTACAGAGCATAACTGGTGGGTCCACCAATCTTGTAGAACACCGGATTGTCCACATCAGTGAGGTCAATAGCGTAATCGCCGGGTTTGCCCACGGTGCTCAGTGGCTCACCACCGCTGATTTCAGCCGAATCAGTGATCAGGTGCAGTTTAGCACTGCCTGTTACATTGGTAGTGGTAACCTGGCTGAATCCTGGTGTATTTTGATTCCATTCAAAAATACCAAATTTAGTAGCAGCCACGTCCAACCACAAGGTATTGTTGGCCACTCCGCCAGTGGGGCGAGCAGATGATCCAATCAGTTGGTCTAGGTCAACGTCTGCACGGATGATGTAGGCTGCATTGCTTACACCCAGGGCACTGTAGGCAGCAAACAAGCCATGTTCATTGAGTTCATAACCATGAATAGGTGTGCCTGCACTTACCAGATAGTTGGGTTTGCCATACTTACTAATCAATTCTCTCTGTGAAGTAACCAGGAAAACCTTACCAGCATTGGCTGCTGTGGTGTACTCCGCCAGATCCCCGTTGGGATTGGTTTTGTCTTGGGCGGTTGCAACCACGATGAAAGGAACTGTTCCTGCTGCCGCAGGAGTATAGTTACTTTCATCGATAATTGTAACTTGTGCGCCGGGTGATGTAAGGGCCATTATTTTTCTCCTAAAATTCCATATAGCCTTGGTGAATCATCTGAGCTATAGATGTTGATCGAGCGGGTGATCCATTGCTGGTATTTATGGACTTCTGGGTTTTTTAGCTGGTTCAGCACACCTTTGAAAGGGTTTGGGTAAATAATCACATGAGACCACTGTGCAAAACCTGTAAAACCCGACCCTGCGCCGTGAATTATCACAACGGTGAACGAATCCACTATCGCAGTCGATGCGAACGTTGCTGGAAGCAGAAGCGACAGCAGTCCTATTCCAAACCTGTCTGGCAGCTCAGAGGCTATCAGAAGAAAAACACCTGTGAACGTTGCGGATATCGCAGCAACATATCACAGGTGTTTGGTGTTTATTGCGTGGACGGTGATCTAAAAAACGCTCAGCCCAATAATCTCAGAACAGTATGTGCTAACTGTCAGATCCTGCTGAGTGTCAGTAATCAGGGCTGGACCAATGCTGAGCTGGTCAGCGATTATTAGCCACAAATGAATCCAGTACTCGATGCAGTTGCTCCACAGTGCCAGAGTTATCAATCACCTGGTCCACTGGCAAACCCACCCAGCTCCACTCACTGGGATGCACTTCAGGATACCGGACCTCCATGACTTGTCCCTGCTGTTTGAGGTCAGCTAACTCTGAGGCTGACGCCAAGTTTTGGCGTTGAGCACAAACCGCCCAGGGCAGTGTGTCAGCAGAGGCTCCACGTCTGATTTCAATCAGTTTTCCGCCCTGATCTCGAATCATTTGCAGTTCGTTGGCAAACCGACAATCACTTATCACCACATTGACACCAGAATTCAAGCTGGCTGCTACCTGACGCTCAGTGGCTGCTATCCAGATGTCAGTGTGAAAGTGATTGCGTAACACATTGGTGCCCAGATATTGCAACACCCATCTGGGCGTGAGATCAGGGAGACCCAACCGGTGTGCCCACCAGGGATCCACCTGATCTCGCCAATAACGACTCTGATCTGTGTGTCCTTCCAGGAAATCACGAGGCCATCCAAAAATCATCGACACTGCATCTTTCAGTGGCCCAGCAAAACTCAAGCGTTTCCAGCCCCGAGCATCTGCTAGATATCGGGCTGCTGTGTCTTTGCCACTGCCTATGCTGCCCACAATACCATAGAGTTGAGACATAATTACTTCAGTATCTAGCAGGGCAGAGATAGTATTGGAGGAAAAATCAATTAGTTTCAACTTTGCAATTTGTAAAATGATGCCTTTTCATAACTGGCCCTTTACCTACCTTGCCGCATTGGGGGCATTGATGAACTTCCAACAGATTACTAGTACCGTCTGCCAATCTTTTTTTGGCCATCCCAACCAAGTTATGTGTACCTTGTTGGTATCTACGTTTCTGAGAGAGGCTATTTCCATTAGAGGAAATTGCATATACTTTGTTTAGAGATAGGGCAGCATCGTCTATCAATTGATCCAGTGTTTTATCACAAGCCATGCCTTTTTTACTATTTTCTACTAATGTTATCAATCTCAAATTAGTCCAATGCCCCAGCCAGCACGGCGGTACTCCCTGATTGAATCCCTCTTGAACGCTAAAAATATGATCTAATGCCATTTCACTACGATTCAATCTCTGTGGATTGATCTCATGGAAGAATTCACGCCAACTTTGCTCAGTAAATCGCCACACTGCTTCATGATACAGCTTGCGATCAGTCCTCAATTCTATTGGAGTAGCACCGTTCTGAATTCGTGCCTCAGATATTTTTCTTTTGATGTCAGGATGCTTACTTGGATTATCTACACCATAATTTTTTATAAAAGTTTCTTTCATTTTTCTTTTTTGATTTTTGGTATATGATGCTTTATTGCGATATTTTCTTCCTTCACGCACAGCTTTTAGATTTGACTGTCTTCTTTTTTCATTGATTTCTGGGGTATGACTATTTTTGAAATCTCCCCTTATTTCCTGTAGTTGGCGTCTAGCTTTGTGGTTTTTAGTTTCAAGATACCGATTTTCACACCATTTGACCATGTCCCCAGTAACAGGACATCTAGGTATTTGCCAAACATCTTTGAGTATGTGCCAAACTCTCTGTTTGGGCTTTGCTCTTTCTGGTAAAAATTCTGTCAAAATCAATATTTCCTGCCAGAGGTCAGGATGGGTTTTATGTAGATATCTAGTTACTGATTTATTATAGGATGTATCAGTTTCAATGAGTTTTTCTAGTATGTCTTTCATACTTTTATTTATGCAAACTCACCCAATAACGAACGTTATCCAATTATGAAATGCAAGGGTTGTGAACCATCTATATACAATTTCAGATCTTCCATCAGCTTTTCCATCTCTTCCTTGGCTTCATTTTTCAATGCTTCACCATTCAGTGTTGTTCCGCCCTGAGGCCCCGCAATCTGGCCAAACTTGCTGCGAGCTTCACCCAGGGTGTATTTGGCCATGCTGTAAGTGTAATCCCGGATCCAGTTGCTGGTACGATAATCACTGAGTAACTGGATTTCGGGCTTCATGTTGAATGTCCAGAGCAAGAAAGTTTCACCAGAATTCTGTGGACGACGCACAATAATCAGCTTCTTGGTGACCGGATTGAACGTATAATTCACATAACCACCAAACATTCTGGCAGTCATTTCCTGGTACTGAGTATATAATTCATAGCTGAGCAATCCACCAGTACGACCCACTTTGAGCAAGTAGGTGTTCAAGTAGCCAGCTTCAAAGGGTTCGAACTGATTGCCTGCACTCTGCCCAGTGCTGCCAATGGTACGTCTGAATATTTGTCTCACAGTGGTGACTTCCTGAGGCAGAATGTATTCCTGCTGATCTTCCACCAGATCCAGAAATGCATAGCTTTCTTCTTCGGAATTCTGACTACGAGCTCGGTATGTCTGCACAGCTTTGGCATAGGACATCTCGTAGTGCTCTGGGTCAAGTTCCACGGAAACCATCCCATCGCCCAAACGTAATCTTACATAATCAAAAACACCCTGTTTCAATTCGTCCAAAGATGGCATCTGGCTCTCCTAATCTGTCTGTGTATTTATGCTCTTACAGCGACTTCCGTGGCATCGAGTGAATATTGAAATATCTATGACTTTCTTACAAAACTCGCATTGGATTTTTCGTCTATTCCGCGAAGTTTCACTTATTTTAGCTCTCTGTGCTGGAGTCAGATCCAAAGTCTTTTTCTTTTCAATTGGTTTCAAACTTTTGCAACGATCACCATGCCACCGAACATATACTGCTATATCTATAGTTTTACCACAATGCTCACACTGAACTCGAGCTCTGTTACGTGATTTCTCGCTGATCTGCTCTCGTTGTTCTGGTGTTAGATTTCTTTTCTTACCCAAATTAGGGTTGGGGTGATTTTTATTATATTCTCGAACTCGTTCACTTATTTTAGCTCGCTCGTCATGAGTTTTAGGCACGCCTTTGTTCCAAGCTGATTTTCCTTTCCGTTTTTCAGAAAGTTTTTTCCTGGTTTCTAATGAACGCTTCTTACCCAAATGCCAATTACCATTTTTATTCAACGCTTCTTTTTTAGCTACACTCATCTTGGCTTTTTCTTGTGATGTTCGAGGTATTCCTCGATTCCAAGCAGGCTTACCTTTTCTAGCTTCGGCTAGTAATTCACGATTTTTTTGATATTCTGTTCCTGATATTTGATATCTTTGATTCTGTGTATTGGTATTGGTCATTCGCCACAGTGCATAAATCATGAGATATCTGTTGCGACCTTCTGTGAATTTAGTCAGCAACTTATGGCAGATATAATGCTCTCTGGCTGTTAGTATAACTAAATTTTCTGGAACATCTGGATCACTGGTTAGATTATTGCAGGATTGACGAAATAACGAGCGTGGGATAATGTGATGAGTTTCAGTGTAACCTATTGGAGTTGATCTGTTTATCGCCTGGGTTATCAGAGCCGAATACCACTGTAGGTATTTGTTGTCAATAAATAGCATTGCTGGTGTCCTCCTAGACATTAGAGTGGTTGGGGAATTGCAGTCCCGCGAACCACATTTTTATTTATACATCCTCTGCATAAATAATCATGGAGATTGTAACAGTGCCCAGAATATCACTTTGGCAAGAAGGCCGCCACTCAAATGATTACAAATTTTTTGATCAGCAAATTAGAGAATCAATTTCTATAGGTGGTACTGCATGCTATATTCACAAATATCTGGGGCCTGCAGATAACACTGTGAGCCTGAACACCAGCAACATCACTGTGACTGGCAACAGCATATTGAGATTCAGCAACACCAGCAACGTCAGCGTGGGCCAGTTTGTGTTTGGGACCAATATTCCCAGCAACACCAAAGTGGGTGCCAAGACTGCCAACACAGTGACCCTGACCAACAGCGTGAGCAACACCGTGGTTACTGGTTCTGCTATCAAATTCAGCGCAATCAACGATGCCACACAACCAGTGTACACCAATCAGAGTGCAGTAAACATCCAGGATCTGTTGCTGTTGGAAAATCGTGATAGAAAATACGATACCAATGTGTACAACCTCAGAGGCATATACAATGTACAGGATCTGGACTTTGATCTCAGCCAGTTTGGCTTGTTTTTACAGAACGACACTGTGTTTATCACTTTTCATCTGAATGAAATGGTTCAGAGACTGGGACGCAAAATCATCAGCGGTGACGTCATAGAGCTGCCGCATCTGAAAGATTTTTACAGTCTGGACGAAACTGTGCCTGTTGCGCTGAAACGTTTCTATGTGGTCAAGGATGCCATACGCAGTGCAGAAGGATACAGTCCCACTTGGTGGCCGCATCTGTGGCGCATCAAGGCCACGCCCTTGGTGGACAGTCAGGAATACAAACAGATTCTGAATCAGATCCAGGCTGGCACAGCCAACACCACACTGAAGGATCTGATCAGCACAGTGGACAAGTCCATACTGGCCAACGAAGCCATCATTGATCGCGCTGAACAACTGGTACCTGAAAGTGGTTATGACGTAACTCCTTACTGGATACCGCCCATGAGCGATGGCACAAAATACGGTACTCCGTTGCCACCCGATGCCAGTCCAGTGGAGCGTTTTGAAGGTTATTTGGTGGGTACGAGTTCTGCTCCCAACGGCCGACCAGTTACCACTGGCACTGAATTCCCTGCCAATCCCAACGCTGGAGACTTCTTTCTCAGGCTGGATTTCTTTCCCAATCGACTGTTCCGTTATGATGGAAACCACTGGGTCAAAGTACAGGACGATGTTCGCACGCCGCTGACTCGTGGGCTGGGAGAAACTCAGCAGGATCGATTTATCAATGACGATACCACATTTACCAACAGTGAAGGCCAGACAGAAACCACACTGCAAGACCTCAGCACTCTGTTGAGGCCCGATAGCGATTACTAATTATGAGTTACCAACAGCATTTCTGCTCTCAAGGCTTTTCTTATACATAGTTTGTTTACTAACTAACCCTGCTTCTTTATTGGCTTTTCTTGTAGCCACCCTTTTTGCAATGGTCTCAGCTGACTGTTTCTCCCCACGTCTAGCTTTACTAATTTTATTCTTAGTATCGATTGATCGAGGTCGGCCAATTTTTCCTAATCTAGATTTGCTTAGGTTTTGCCGATGTGCCTCAGTAAAAACTTTTCCCTTATGTGATTCACTCATTTTTAGTTTAGTTTCTTCTGTATGTTTGAAATCTTTTTTGATTTTGCTAAGTTTACACCGAGTTTCTGCTGTATGTTTTTTGCCCATTTGAGACTTTCTCATTTTAGTTTTAGTTTCAAGAGTTCTTTTTTGACCAGTGTTACTTTTTCTTCTTTTTTCTATCACTTCTTTACGAAAATCAGTAGTCCAGGATTCAATTTTTTCCTTTCTCTTTTGTAAAGTAGTGTTAGATACTTTTATACCAGAACTACCCTCGCCGCCATTTGTTCTATTTCTAAGAATACCTGTGCCAAGATCTACTCGACCCAATCTGGATATTTCAGAAATTTCTAATTCAAATGCCTCGTTCTCTGTAAGGTTAGCCGCTATAATTACAATACAATCGTAATCCTTAGGTTTATTTTTTCTCGTTTGCCAAGCACGATTGTTACAACCTTTTCCCACATAGTATGGTGTTCCCGCAGGAGCAATATCAGAATCTTTAGATCTTAGATAATAATATACATAATAAATATTCATGCTGGCGCCCTCCACGACGCTAGAGTGGTTAGATATTACAGTATCGTGAACCACACTAATATTTATACACCATAAATAGAATTATGTATCAAAAGTACCATTCCGACGATCAGATCAAAAGATTTATTGTGCAGGTGATCCGAGCCCTGAGTAATTTTCAGGTACAATTTGGCGATGGCACACTGTATCGAGTACCAGTAACCTATGGTGACAGCAGCCGTCAGGCCGAAGCCATTGTAAATCGCAACAGTGAAAACAGCATCCCCAGTTGTCCACTGATCAGTGTGTACATCACTGACCTCAAATACGATCGCACCAGAATTCAGGACCCCACATTCATTGACAAAATCAGCGTCAGAACTCGAGCATATGATCCAGTTACCGACAGCTATCTGAATCAGCAGGGCAATGCTTATAGCATCGAACGTCAGATGCCAGTGCCCTACAAACTCAATGTAAAAGCTGACATCTGGACCAGCAACAGTGACCAGAAGTTTCAGCTGCTGGAACAGATTCTGGTGCTGTTCAACCCGGCTCTGGAAATACAGAGTACCGATAACTATATTGATTGGACCAGCTTGAGTTACATGGAGCTCACTGACAGCACCTGGAGCAGTCGTAGCATACCTCAGGGCACTGATGATCAGATCGATATCAGCAGCGTGAGCTTTGAAATCCCCATCTGGCTCACCGCACCGGCTCGAGTCAGAAAGATGGGTGTTATACACAAGGTAGTGGCTGGAATATTCAATCCCACTGGCGACCTGGCTGAATTTGTGGCCAGTGATGATCTGTTGTTGGGTACTCGGCAGGGTATCACATTTCAGAACTATGGTATCTGGGTCAACAACGGAGAAGTAAAACTGCTCAAATACAATCCAGTAAAGACTCAGCCCAGCAATTCAGACATTGAAACCGAAGTGGTATTGGGCACCAGCAAGGACTGGCCAGCTGCACTGGAAAAATACGGAGTAATTCGCAATGGTATCAGTCAGCTCAGATTGATCCTGGGTACCCAGGATGGCTTTGATAGCGGTACCGAAATTGTGGGCACCATTGCACTGGATCCCACTGATGATCGCACATTGTTATTCACAGTGGATACTGATACTCTGCCAGTCAACACACTATCACCAATCAATGCTATTATTGACCCCACCAGAGTCCATCCGGGATACGGAGGATTACCAGCGGCTGCTGCTGGCCAGAGATATCTGCTGCTCAAAGCCACCGGCAATGCTGATGATGCTGAAAGTGCACCAGGATGGACTTTCAACAGCCAGGAAACCATTGCTAATGCCAATGACATTATTCAGTACAACGGAACTCAATGGGTTGTGAGTTTTGACAGTTCAGCTGCCACCACCACTCAATACGTTTCCAATCTGACCAGTGGTCGTCAATATAAGTACTCACAAGCATCATGGACAAAAAGTTGGGAAGGCGAACATCGGCCTCTAAATTGGCGGCTAATTCTGTAGTTACAGGTGTGGGTGCATTGTTCTATTCAGTGGCCACACAGCGTTGCCTGTATCTGTTGCGTAGCCAGAAACAGCGTGGTACCTGGGGTCTGGTGGGCGGAAAACAAACACCAGGAGAGTCGGTACAGACCACACTGTATCGGGAGTTCACAGAAGAAATTGGCGATGTGCCTCAGCCACATCGCCTGATTCCGCTGGAAACATTTACCAGCGATGATCATTATTTCAAGTTTATAACCTATGCCTGCATAGTACCTGCTGAATTTACCCCAGTTCTAAACGCCGAACATCATGGTTATTGCTGGGTGCAGATTGGAGAATTTCCTCGTCCTCTGCACCCAGGGCTGTGGAACACCATGAACTTCAGTGTGATACAAACCAAGATCAATACCATCTGTTCAGTGTCTGACTGGGATTTTTACTGATCCTAGACCTGAATCCAGGGAGCAGGCTTATTCTCCACTGGTGGATTCTGCTGTTGTTCCAGATTGGCAGCCAGATTGGCGTCATACTCTGCTATGCGTTCTGGAGTTAGCACAGCCGTCACCCAGTCAGTAACCTGCTGTTCGGTTATCTGCTCAAACGGAGTAAAATTGCCTGGGTCTGGTGCAGTCAGACTAACCTGACCGTATATGTTAGCAGAGTAGGTGTCTGCCTGAGCTATGCGGCGCCAATCCACAGTGATTACCACATCAGTTAGTGTATCCTGAACTTTTTGAACTTTGAAATTGTTGAACACCCAAGTGTAAATTATATCCATGTAATTCTCCTTTTATTCGGCGTCAGCCAACCAGGGAGTAAAAAACATCAGATCACCCGGAGTGATCTGAATGTCGCCCAGGTCTTCTAACTGGAACTTGATTTCTGGAATCTCCACTGTTTCCTGTAGCAGAGCAGTCAGATCCTGCGTGAATGCTTCAACATTTTCGGTCAGGATGGTTTTGCTACCATCTGATTGAAGTTCACCGTATTTGTCGAATAGCTGAACACGATGCTTTTCAAAATTTTCCAGATCTTTAGCCACAGACTCAATGATCTTGGTGATTCTGAAACTGGTCTTGATGGGCAGTGTCTGAGTCATCAGCTTAGATAACACTGGCTCAGCATTTTTGATTTGCGAAACTGTGATTGTCATTGTCATCTCCTTAGTGATATTTATAGACTGTAGTGATCTAAAATTAATTTCCAGGATCAGTTCACACCAGGTGAAAATTTCAGGCACCAGTCAAAAAAGTGGGGCAACTGTAAAGTTGCCCCTGAGTTATTTGTCCAAGTTTCCCGTACTCTTATAGTATAGCAAACAGGATACTTTATAGCAAATACAATGTATTCAATTAGTTGCTGGGCAACTTAACTGTTTCATTTATAGTGGCTGCATCCAGTGTCCATCTTACACGAGCATTACCAGCACCTGGCAAGCCAAACTGTGTGCCGGTTCCGGCCACCACAGTGGCCACGTGACCGCTGATTTTCTTCACATAGTATGTACCACTGGCGCTGTCGGTTGCAGTGATTCTCATCTCACCACTGACTGGACTGGTGGTGACCAGGTTAGCACGACCCACATTGCCATTGGCAGTCTGGATATAAAAGCTCTTGCTGCTGATCTGGCGGATAATGTCAGCTGCACTGGTGTCGCCACCGATGTTGCTGCTGAAGGTAATGGCGTTGCTCACACTGCTGGCAATAGCTGCCAGAGTCACTGTGCCCAATACGCCAGTACCAGCGTCGTAGAATACTGCATTTCCGCTGATGTTAGCGGTGTTTACCAAACTCAGAATCACATTGCCAGCATTCACTGTGGTGACACGAGCACTGGTGTTGGCACCTGTCGCTGCTACCTGCATACCCACTGAAATTCCAGTGGTTGAACTGGTGATGGTGATCACATTACTGCCGCTGGTGCCGCTAACATTGGCACTGAGTACTGTCACGTTGGCTGGCTTGACCAGGGTGGCTGTGGCGCTGGTGTAACCAGAACCAGATTCTATGATACCCACACTGCTCACATTGCCGTTGGCGGTGTAGATGCTGATGTTGGCTGTGGCTGAAACACCTGTGGGAATGTTGGGTGTGCTGATAGTAACTGTGACACCCTGGCTATATGCTGTGGCGTTACCAGCTGCAACTGCACTGATTTTCTTACCGCCGATTCCGTAATCGTCAGTGGTGGGTGTTGCACCCACGTTGCGATTTCCGAAATATTTTGATTGAAGTGGTCTGCCCATTTGTTTTTTCTCCTTGTTGGACGTTCTAGGTCCTTACGCGGTGGTGTCCGCATAAAATCCCCTCTGAGGATATGATTATTTAGCCCAACAGATGCAAAAAGTGATTATAATGTTTCATACGGTCGTCCAGACCTATGGTTCCACCATTTATTCTCTTGGTGATAGTGAGCATATCACCAGCATCTGCAAAATCATTCAGTCCGCGACCCCACCAGAACCAGCAGGCACTGTAAATGGATCCATCTTTGCTACACAGTTTATCAGGATCCTGCACCAGAGTATCATCTTCATACAGATCCTGACTGCATCTGGTATAATTGTCTCTGCCAGTGATCTGAATAATACCCCGACCTCTGAATCTCCAGCCATCTCCAGTGGCTTCAGGACCGTTATTCATTCGTCCTCCGTATACACGATTGGCTATTTTTTCAGGTTGTCTGGCATATTGATTGGCTAGCTCATCAGTGGGAAAATACTTGGGGAATATCTTTCTGAGCCCAGCTGCACTGTAGTTCAGATTTTCTTGCAACACAGTAAACTGCCCACTTTCATGAGCACACTGAGCCATGAACGCTGCTACACGAGGAGCCGTGGTTACCTCATAATCAGGTAGAATCTGATCCAGATAGTAAAACCACTCGGAACATTCTTTGTTTCTGGGTAACATCTGCTTGAGTACGTCTTCAGTAAAATTACAATCAAAAGGCATATGGAAACTCCTGAGAATATTTATGATAAATCTGATTATCAAACTGTCTCCACAGCAACAGTCTCAAAAATCCCGACTGAGTCGTTGGTTGCTTAATTTTGATCCTGGTCTAAGTGAAAGCCAGAATATGTTTGCCAATAGATATCGCCGATACTGGGATTGTGGTAATTGGGTCTTGAAATACTAATAAGAAAAAGCCGGCTCTCAGAGCCGGCTTTTGGGTTTGTTTTGCAGTTGCAGCTTAGATGAAGCTGATGTTGAAGTCTGGATTTTATTTGTTCTGCATAAATACTTAGTGAGGAAGCAGAGTATGTTAGAACAACTACAGCAAATAATACAGGATCTAAATCCCAAAAGTTATACCAGAGTAATCAGTAGACATTCTGATTTATTGCATTGGATCATTGGTGAACAGGCTCGATTGGGTACACAAACCCTATCAGAAACGTTGTATTGCTTGCTTAACCTTTGTGAGCCAGTTCAATGTGCTTGCGGCAACCCTGCACTGTTCAACACTGTAACCAAAGGCTATAGAAAATTTTGTAGTCTGAAATGCCCGCAAAAAGGTCATCAGCACAGCAGCACTGTGAGATTCATGTGGGCCAACTCTGAGAAATTGAATAAGATGATCCAGACTCGCAAGAAAACTTGTCTGGAGAAATACGGTGTAGAAAACGCCGCACTAAATTCGATCGTCAAAGAAAAAACTCGCAAAACTAACCAACAAAGATGGGGAGCAAATACTCCGTTGGAAAGTTCTCAAATCAAGCAAAAAATAATTCAGAAGAATCTACAAAAATATGGCGTAGAAATGCCTTTTCAAAGCAAAATTATTCAGCAAAAAGCTCGAGACACTTTTGAACGAAATCACGGTGCAGCCAATCAGATGCAACTGGCACGAGCGGCGTGGCAACAACAAAATGGCCCTGTGAATCCTTTTGAACTACCGCAAATACGACAAAAATCTTTTGACACTATGATTGAAAAATACGGAGTCAAATATGCATTTCAATCACCTGAACTGTATCAAAAACATGTAACTACTCATTTAGAAACCTGGGGTCGTGCGAATAATGCGCAAATACATCTGACTGATGAGCAATATCAGTTGCTCACTAACCCGGATCAACTAAAACAAGCGTTAGAGCAAAAATCACTGAGTCAGGTTAGCATTGATACAGGCATCCGCAAGTCACTGATTCAAAATTATCACGATCGTTATCAATGGAATATTATTCCCAAAAACTCTCGTAGTGGGTTTGAAGACGAAATTGCAAAATTTCTGGACCAGAATAACATCACTTATCAACGCAACAACCGCAAATTGATTGCTCCACAGGAAATTGATTTCCTAATTGAAGATCAATTGGCTATTGAATTTAATGGATTATATTGGCACAGTGAAATTGCTGGTAAAAAGCACAGGTTGTATCATCAACAAAAAATGAAGGACTGCGCAGATAAAAATATCACTTTGATCACAATCTGGGACGATGAGTGGAGTGAAAAACCACACATTTGCCAATCAGTTATACTGAGCTTACTAAACAAAAATCAAAAAATTCCAGCCCGAAAATGCACAGTACACGAAGTATCCAACAGCGAAATAAGGCCATTTTTGAATCAGAATCATCTACAAGCTCACAGCAACGCCAGCATCAACATAGTGCTGAAATATCAGGATCAGATTGTGTGTGCAATGACTTTTGCAAAATCCAGATACAACAAAAAAACACAATGGGAACTGCTCAGAGCAGCATCACTGATAGGATGTTCTGTACAAGGAGGTATGAGTAAATTGTGGAGTTATTTTGTGAAAAATTATCAACCCCGTTCAGTGGTGAGTTATTGTGATCGCAGATGGTTCACTGGTAATCTGTATTCTGGTTTGGGTTTTGCACGAAAAGTGACAGGCTCTCCTACATACTGGTATACTAACCATAAACAGAGATTTCATCGCAGTGGGTTTACAAAAAAATCATTGGTTGACCAAGGTTCAGATCCCAACCTATCTGAATGGGCTATTATGCAATCCTCAGGATGGGATCGAGTGTGGGATTGTGGGCAGGATACTTGGATTTGGACCCAATAAATTGTACTACACAAAAGAAAAAGCCGGCTCTCAGAGCCGGCTTTTGGGTTTGTTTTACAGTTGCAGCTTAGATGAAGCTGATGTTGCTCATGGTGATTTCACCAACATAATCACCGGCATTACCCAGTGATGATGCTGTGTTGGTCAATTCCACATATCCGTAACGAGTCATGAAGCTCACAACTGGTTCGAAGCTGCTGGGATCCAGCACAACACCACTGCTCATCAAAGGAATGTATGGGCAGTAGAACGCAGCAGCATCGCTTTCGCTTGAGCCCTTGTAGCCAACCAGCACAGCGGTGTTATCGCTAGCATAGGTGTCCACATAAACCTTCATTGCACCGTTCAGTGTACCCACAAACTTGGTGTTGGTGGGAGCTTCAAAGGTGCCTTCGGTTGTGCGAGCAAATGCTGAAGTGGTTGCGCTCTGCAGCACAGTCAGTGCCTGAGGGCTAACCACTGCCCAGTTACCAGCACCACGACGGGTGCGCTGAGCAATCTTGTTGGCAACACGGTTGATCAGAACAGCCAATGCAGCGTGTTCGTCACCCACGAATGTTGCAGTACCGCTAACATTCAACTGGTTGAATGTTTCTTCGGTTGCAGCCAGGGCACGCAGGCTACCCAGGATTTCCTGGTCGATTTCTGCAGTGATTTCCTGAGCCAGTGCTGCCATGATTTCGGCTTCCACGTCGATACCGTGCATAGCCTGTGCGTCCTGAGCAGCTTCGAATGTCCAGCGAGCACTCAGCTTGCGGGTCTTGGCTTCCACCATCTGCTTCAGGATCTGAACGTTCAGCTTGCTACCTGCAACACCTTCCAGTGCGCTAGTAGTAGCAGCCTTGCCAGTGGCAGTGCTGCCGCTGTAAGCAGTGGCGATCTTGAATGGGCTCAGTGCTTCGTCACCAGCAGTGGTGTCGGTGTCAAAGGGGGCGCTGGCAGTGCTGTTTACGCTTTCTGCGTAGCGAACACGCAGGGTGTGGATCTGACCCACAGGGCCGGTCATGGGCTGTACGCCAACGATTTCGTTAGCAATAACAGTGGGCATTACACGACGGATAACTGGCAGGATCACGCGGTTCAGTGTGGCAATGTTGCCTGCGGCAGTTGCACCTGTTCCAGCAGTTTCCAGCAGGTTTCTGCGAGTGTTTTCCAGAATCACAGACATGTTGTTACGACGGGTTCCCTGCAAACCTTCCAGCAGGGCGTCCTTGGTGTCATTCCAACGACCTTCCAATAAAATGTTACTCATTTTTTAATTCTCCTTAAGAATTCAGCCCTGCCAGACGTTTAATGTCGATAATGTTGTTCTTATCTTCATTGTTCTTAGCAGTCTTGTTGCCAGTGACTTCAGTTTTGCCTTCAGTGATAACTGACTTCTTTGCAGTTACTTTTCGGGTTTCGTTTAGTACACTAGGCAGATATTTGTCGAAAGCAGTACGCAGGTTATCTGTTTTTACACTTTCCAAGAGCTCTGTCATTACAGCTCTCTTTTCACGGTTCAGTGGTGCCAACAGTTCACTTAGCACTGTTTCACGTTCACGACGTTGATTGAGTACGCGAATCTCTTTCTGCTTGCTTTCCAGCACAGTTTCCTTTTCAGTAATTGTGCGTTGAGCTTCAGCTAGTCTTGCGTCCTTCTGTTTAATTACATTATACAGCTTACGCAATTCAGCACTTTCGTTCAGCTGTGTGTTGCTGAACTCACTAGCAAATGCTTCGAAAATTTTACGGCCAAAGCTGTTATGCTTGGCTTCGGTGATGTCTTCTCTGAGTTGTGACAATTCACTCTTGAGTTGTCGGGTAACTGCTTCTTCCACAGCCTGGCTGCTGCGAGCAATAAACTTCTTCTTGAGACCATTCAGCTGAGTCTTGGCTTCAGCAATCAAACGAACTTTGGTTTCCACCACAGCACGCTTGTCCTGAGCAAACTCAGTGATTTCTTCAGCCAATGCCTGGAACACAAAGTTTTCCAACTTTGAGATAGCTTCCTGCATCTGCTTGCGGTCCTTGCGGAATTCTGTAATTTCTTCAGCCAACTTGGTGGTCAAAAACTGTTCAAAACGTGCGCTTTTGGTTTTCATTTCGTTCACAGCACGCACGCGATGTTCAGCAATGGCCTTCTTGTCGGCCTGAAATTCAGCAATTTCAGCCTGAAGAGCTTCTGTTACCATCCGGTCAAGAGCTTCAACCATCACACTCTTATCATGTTCATAACGGCCAGCAAATTCCTCACGGATTTCTGCACGAATCTGCTCACGTGCTTCAGTCAGCTTGACTTCCCAAGCCTCATTGATTGCACTGCGAGTTTCTTCGTTTAATACACCGCTATCCAGCAATGGTTTTAGAGCGTCTAGCATGGTATTCTCCTACAATTTTAAATCTCGAATCAACTTCACTATTTCATTTTTGAAATATTTTTGTACTCTTGGGTCTTGCGCTGATTCTTGCGCCATACCCCACAAACGGTTTCCGCCATGCATGTTCATTAGGCCTTCATAGATGGCTTTGGGATATGCATTTGGCGCACTGGGTTGTGCTACCACGTCCACAGTAATGATTTCAAAGTCGCTGACATGTCCGTTGCCTTCGTTGACGTTACCACTACCGCGACTGCTAACACCCAGCTTTACTCCGGATTCCAACATGGTTTTTACCAGGTTGCCCATGGGCGTTGGCAACACTTTGAGTTTACCAATACCACGGCTACCTTCCATGTAAATTTCTGTAATCATGTGACTCACCCGATCCAAATTGATTTTAAGATCGTTGGGGTGATCCAATTCACCCAGTACACCACCATGCTCTGATATTTGCTCTTTCAGAGTTTTTACAGCACTGGCAATTTCACCAGCAGGATAAATTCTCTGATTAGCATTGCGAACATCCCCCTCAATGAAGATACCCTTCATATACAGAGTTTTTCCACCGTGAGTCTCATCAGCTTCCATGGTAATATGGGCTGAGCTGGGATTCATATATTCATATAATGGTGTTCTGGTCATTGTCTGAATCCTTTTACTGGTCAGGCGGTGTATATCAATACACCGCCCACTAGTACGAAATCACTGCGGAGTTAAATTACTTCTTCTTGGTTTTCTTGGATTCCAACACGCTGCTCTTGTTGATACCAGATTCTTCTTTAGCAACTGGCTTGGGAGCCTGACTCTTGAAAGCACTCTTACCAGCAGCCTTGGGGTCATTTACACCCATGGGCTTTGCGGAAGGAGCTGGACGACCCTTTGCTTCACCGCCCTTGACGATGTTAGCAGTGGTTCCGCCCATGTCGTTCTTCTTGGCAACTGTGCTCTTCTTGTTTACTGAACCTTCTTCGGTGTGAACAGGAGCAGGAGCTTTTTCAGTATACTCACGGATCAGTCCTTCTTCCACTTCTTCATCAGCTTCTTCATCAGCTTCTTCATCAGCTTCTTCATCAGCTTCGTCGTCGCCTTCGTCAGCCATCAACTTTTCAAATTCAGCCTTGAGTTCTTCAATAGCGTCTTCCAGATCTACTACGCGATCTTCCAGCCCTTCGTCGTCGCCCATGTCGTCGTCGCCCATGTCCATATCCATGTCGTCGGCTTCTAGGTCGTCGCCCATGTCCATATCCATGTCGTCGCCCATGTCCATATCCATGTCGTCGCCCATGTCATCTGTTTCAGGTTCCATGTCGGCTTCCATGGTCAGGTCAGCAGTTTCGTCGGCTTCTACTTCATCAATGAAGTCACCAACACCCTCTTCCATTTCATCTTCGCCGTAGGTTTCATCCATCTGCTCGAAGGATTCATAAATGTTGCGGCTCTTGCTTACAACAATTTCATGAAACAGTTTACGAGCACGGGTTTCATCACTGTTAATGATGTACTCAATTAGCTTTTCAAAATTGCGTGACATAGTTTCTCCTTGCAATGATTCGTAACATTATTTACATCAGACAGAAATAAACCAGCACTTTATGCTGAAAAACCGGTGGTTTTCAGATTATGCTGCTGGTTTAGCACCGTACTGACGACGAATATCGTCCATGCGATGTTCTTCTTCAAATTTACGAACGTCATTCATCATTCGCAAACTGTTGATATGAGCCAGTGTAAGTCTGGTTTTTCTGACATCACTGAGCTTGGGAACAGAGTTATCTGCACTGGGTTCGGTGAACCCAGGAGCTGGTTTATCATATATCTCTGTGAGTAACATAAAACTATTTATACTCCTGCTGTTATATCTACGCCACCGGCTGGAGCTGCTGCTGGTGCAGCTTCAGGAGCTGTTCCAGCACCTGCTTCAGCGCCTAGTTCAGGCGTTTCAGGTGCCTCTGGTGGAGTCAATCCAGTCAGATCAGTTTCAATACCTGCAGGGCTGATACCCACGTTGCGCAAATTGGTATCTGATTCCACAGCGTCTGCGGCTTTGAGATTTTCCTCACGCCATAACTGGGTGTTTTCCATCATTTCTTCTTCGCTCAGGCCCAGGAACCTCTTGAGCAAGAACCTCTTGCTCAAGTAAGGCACAGCTTCCAACTGACTGAAGCTGCTGATTTTAGCGCCGTCCAATTCCACCTGCCGATACTTGGCAAAGTTTTGAGGCTCATTCATTCTGAGTTCAAACATGGTGTTGTCGATGTTGAGACCACGCCACTTCAGAAAAGCCTTGAATTCAGTATCCAGTACGCCACTGATCATGGATTGTAGTCGCTTACAATACTGATTGAAGCGATGTTCCTGAATCAATGCTGTGGCTACTTTGCCGTCATTGTGAATAGCAGCACTGTCTTCTGCGCCTGTGGGCAAGTAGCTGCTGGGGATTCTGAGTCCTCTGAACAGCTTGTTGGTGAAGAACTTCAGGTCATCAATTTCGCCCAGGTTCTGTCCACCAGGCAATGTTTCCACTTTGCTGCCACGGCCTTCGGCTGTCTGCGGGAAGAAGTAATCTTCATTGATTGAGTTTTTTACAAAGATTCCAGATTCGATAGCAAAAGTATGATAATTGTGCCAACGTTCTAGACCATCAATAGTAATTGTGCCCACATCTCGAGATTCAACTTTGTCAATCGACACAATTCTGTGATTGAAATTATTCACTTCTTTCACAAAAGTTTTCCAATTTTTATATCCATACTGACGTAACAAACGATTCATCTTAGAATATCCAAATTTAGATAAATCAATTTTATTTTGTGTTACATCAGCGTCAGAAGATGAATTTGATTCTCTCAAAATAGTCATTAATTCAGCATTGTGAGTACATAAATTCATTACTTCATTCTTATCTTTACTTTGAGTTTTAACTATTTCACTAACAATTTGTAGAATCCTAAAAGGCAGTGTCAAGGTTTGATTTGAAAATTTCACTCTTTTTTCTAAATTCTCACATAGTTGTTTGTGAAATTCTGGATTATTTTGAATATATCTCTTTCTAGAAATACCAGCATTTAATTTGTAAGAGTGCATAGCCTCAGGATCATTTTTTCTCATCCAAACTGACTTCTGTTGAGCTTTTCGTATATTGTACAGGGCTGTTTTCTTTGTGACGTCATCCATCTTAGTCCAATTATCAACCAATGTTTGAGAAATTTTAGAGGTCATGTCGTCACGATATTCTTGAGTCATGTTTTGCCAAAATTCTTTTTTCTCAGATGCATGATACAACACGTGATCTCGTTTGTTCATGAATGTAAGGTTTCTGGGATCATTGTTGAATCTATCATAATCTCTATGATGAATAACTGTTTTCTCTGCTCCCTGATATTCTTCTAAATAAGTGAATTCCTGATGTTTGTTTTGATTGCGGAAGAAATCACCAACCATGCGATGTGTCCAAATCCATTTCTTAGATTCGTGGTCCCACACTTGTTGATAATCGTTAGTTTTTCCACCTGATATGCTACGATTTCTTGTGTTAAAAGATATCAAACTATCAGAAGCAGTCAAATGTTGAGCTTCAACAAATCCTTTCCCAAATACAGGAATTTTATGATCTGGTGTACAAATTAAACTGTGTCCATTATCCAACGTAATTTTTATCGCATCTGCATTTTTTCTAGTAATACCTGCCCAGTTAATCACGCCTGGTACAATTTTACCAGTTTCAGGATCACAACTGTATGCCCAATTTTCTTTTCCAGATTCAAATTCAGTAATCAATTGACGCAATTCAACTATTCTTCCATCTAATAAAGGAATTTGAGTATCTAAATCTAAACACAACGGATTATATGTAGAATCCATGAAGTTTGAACCGCCACTTTGTGTGGGAATTCGGCGCTGATGAATTTCGTTCTTCACACGCTCCACAAATGCCATGGCCATGTGACTGGGCATGCTACCCACATCAATGTAGAATACCCGACGTTCAGGTGCACGTTGTACACGATAGATCACAATGGAATCTTCCAACAGTTCCTTCTGTTTGTACACTTTGAAGATGTTTTCCAGCACACTCTGACCAAAAGGCCAGTTGCTGTCCAGACCTTCAGTCAGGCTCAGGTGTACAATGTGCTGAGCCTCAATGGCTACTTCTCTGAGACCATGTTGAAATCTGCTGTTGGTGGTGTAGGGATTATTGGGAACGTTGTAGGCAGCAGCGCCATAACCAGCAGTGTTGGGCATGGTATGCCATACATTATCAGCAGTGACCTGAGTCACTGTGAGGTTTTCAAAGTTGGGATTGATGTTACGCAAGATATACTGTTCAGGTCGTTTACCATCACTTTCGTTCACAATGATCTTTACCACATTGGTCATGTCTACCCAGAACAGCTTGAATGTTTCAGGGTCACGCATAAACACCTGATCGCCGTATTTCAGCGTGTTTCTGAAGATCTTGAACATACGACGTTCCAGTTCATTCAGTGTACACCAGGCACTCAGCTGCTTCTTGATGATGTTGACTTCGGTTTCTGTGGGTTTTTCCTTGAAAAACAAGTCAAAGGGTGTGTTATTTTTTTCGTTGGCCTGAGTGCAAAACTCGCTGATGATGTCCAATGCGCTGTTGACTTCGCTATCCACATCCATGGCTTCGTATTGATTATATCTCTCCAGGCGATTGGGATGACCCATATACACTTCGGGTAACAGATTGCCATAGTTCTGAAACTTGAAACTCTGTTGAGCAGCTACTGAACTGCCATTTACTGGGCTCAGGGTGCCGTTGGTGTTGGGTGCAGTTTTGAAATACTTTTTCCAAGACATCAATGTTTTCCTATAGGTTATTTATGCCAAATCCAGCAGCTTTGACCGCAATCCCAGATACGATCATATTTGAGTTGTTGCATGATTTGCCATTCGGTTAATTCAGCGCCGTTGTCAACCAGTTGTGATATACAGGATTTTTGAAACTGCATCCTGTTGTATCTGTTTTTGTAATCAGTGTACCAATAGCCAACTTGAGTGGATTGATACTGGAATCCCATTTTTTTATAAACTCCACCATCACCCCAACTTTGATCACAATAAGATACCACAGCAGACGGGTTATGAGTTCTGATAAAATGCTGGAACAACCTGCTGGCGGCGCCCGGCACAGATCCCAGTGAGGCAAATCTGATTATTTCCCAATCACAATGTTTGAGAAATCTGGGTTTTCTGAAAGTCATCACCGCAACCAATTGATCCTGGTGCATCAATCCCAAATGATGAGTAGCTGAAGTAGAGCCTTGTATATGATGATTGTGAATAAATTCAGCCGACTGATCTGATGTTATTTCCTGAATCTGACATTGTCTGGCTGCCACCGTGCGGTCTGCTGATTTCAGCAGATATCGCAGTCTGGCCTCACATTGCGATTGTTTAAACAGCCATTGATCTTCCCAGATAGTTATCAATCTGATCTGTTGTTTTTGACACTGCTGATATTTTTCTGCATGATAATTCCGTGTTTTACCTGATGCCAACTCGCTGTGCCAGTACAATCCAGAGCATTCAATAGCCAAATTCAGACTGGGGACAAATATATCCAGTTCCCTGCCAGCCAACACCGCGCGATCACTGTATACTGCACCCTGATATTGAGCCACATACTCTCTTACAGATTTTTCAAAACTGGAAATTCGGGGTTTCACAAACAGATGTTCTGCAGAATATCGTTT